ACCCGCCACCGGGCACAGACGCAGATCCAACCGCCGTGGCTCCCCCCGCAGTGCCGTTGCCAACCCCTGACACAATCCCGCCAGCGCCGCCAGCGCCGCCAGCGCCGATAGTGACCGCAACAGGTCCGGTAAACGTCATCGGCAATGTCAAGACGGCACCCCCACCACCGCCGCCACCGCGCGAGCAACCGCCGCCGCCGCCACCACCGACCAGCAAGACCCAGCCCTGCCCGCCACTCGCCAGAAGTGCTGCAGGAGGGGTAAACGTTCCAGACGCCAAGAACTCCTGGTAGCGCAGTTTCCCGCCGCCACCACCGCCAAAATAATCCGAATAAAAGCTCATGCTGCCTCCATAAATCCATCAGTTGCATTGACCCAGCGACACACCGCCGAATCGTTTTGGGACAGCAGTTGCATCACGCCAGGACTGCGGCCCTTGAGCTTGTTTGACTGCCAGTCGATGTTTGCGGCCCAGATGCCGCGCGACATCCCAAAACCAAAGGCCTGGCCTGCAGCGAAATTGATTGGCACCGTCAGCGTGATTCCAGCAGCCGCCAGAACGTAGAACACCCCCGGCACAGCGACCGCAGATGCAGTGATGACTTGCGTTGTCATCCAGGCTGAAGCACCTGGCGCAGCCACCCCTATTACCCAGTCCGCTTTTGCGGCGGTCCCGGCGAACGTGTCAACTCCAATGACCAGAGCGCCGGTGCCTGGGTTGTAGCTCTGGACGTAGCCGCTCATCCGTGTACCAGGGTCGCTTGCGGACGTGGCCACCAGGTACATGCCCGCCACAAACGAGCGCGATGGCTCCATGCCGAAGGTCTTCGCGCCGGCGCCAGGTGTGACGCTGGTTGTGCTGCTGCCCTTAAGCTGAGCAGACGCAAATACTTCAGCTTGGTCGCGGTAGGCCTTGGATGCGTCGCGGGCAGCTTCCGATGCATTCTTCGCAGCGACGGCAGCATCTCGGGCTGTTTCAGCCACGCCCTTGGCCGTGATGGACAAGTCGCGCGCTGCTTCAGATTGACCTTTGGCTGTGATAGAGCCATCGCGTGCCGACTCAGCGCCACTTCTCGCTGTAACCGATCCATCGCGCGCAGCCTCGGATTGTCCTTTCGCCGTGATCGCATCGTCTCGCGCCTTTTCCGCCGCAAGCTTGGCATCACCGGAGCCGCCCGCCGCAGCGACTGCTTCCTGCGCGTTGTGCTGGACATTGGCAGAGAGCGCATTGATTTCCGGCACAAACGGCCCTGGCCCGCCCATGTGCGTGCCGAATGCATAGGCCTTGCTGTTGTAGGTGCCTGCCGCTCGATCCGACATCGCCGGGAATTCTGGCACCGCGGTGAGCGTGGCTGCTGGTTGTACTGCCATCAGATATTGCCCTTGATGTTGAGTGTTAGAGAGGTCACCCCCCACTCGTCCGCCCTGATTGCCCCAGAGACAAAGCCGAGTGTGTTGAGATAGCCAAGGCGGGGAAGATTCGAGGCCTCGAAGGGCACTGCCATATCGAGGATCTCGCCAAGGATCGCGTCCGCATACATCGCCTCTTCGGCGTCCAGCAGTACGCGGCAGGACACGTCGCGGGCATTGCCGCGTCGCACTTGGTCATACGTGCCGTCATCGTTGTATTTGCGGTAGGTGTAGGGCTTGCGCTGCGCCTCCGCGCCTCGCTCCACCCCCCCCATATCCGCGTCGCCGACCAAGGGGCGCCAGTCACCCACCTTGATGTCGCCCACAGCAACCGCTCCATTGCCAGGCGCTCGGATGGTCACCGTGACCTCTGCATTTGGCGCTATTGGAATTTCGTCCATGCTGACTTTTTCCAGGGCCGGTAGCGGCGTAAAGAGCAGCTCCCAAAGCCCTGCAGCTTGGGCATAAAGATCTCCGTGCTTCTCACGGATCACAACGCCACCAGGAGCAGCACGGACGACAAGCGAATAGGTTGCCCCTTCGGGTCCATAGACGCTGACGCCATTGATAAAGCCAGGAGTCAGCACGAACGTGATGACCCCTTTGCCACGCGTCTTTGTGGACGAGTAGTCATCAAAAGGCGCCTGGCGATCTGTCGGCCCTTTGCGGCGCCAGTAGCCAGGATCCAATTCCGGGCGAGTCGCCCGCCCGGAGTGCACACGTATGCACGAATACACGGAACCATTGGAGGTGCGCAGATCGTCAATGGCATAGCTGCCACTGGCGACCCAGGCAACCTCCCCATTGGCCGTGTTTGGCTCGGGCACGGTGGTGCCCGCTGCAATCATGGCGTCCACGATCTTCACAGGCACCATGACGCGCGCAGATGGGTTCATGCCTGCATCTCCTCTGCAATGGCTTGCGCCAGTTGTTTGATGTTCATGACCTCGACCCGGTTGGCATTGCCGCCTTCCGTCACGCTGTCGTGCTGGTCGTAGAGCGCGGTTGCGCTTTCGCTGACTTCGGCCATGCGTGCATCCAGCCGCTCCACGCTGGAAAGCAGCCTTTCCAGCAGCGCGTCGGCGCGGCTCGAACCGGCCCCCGCCAGGCCAGCGGCACCGGCCCACGGGTTGAACGCCTTGGGCAGAATGGCCTCCCCTTCGTGGATCTGCGCGAGCATGTCCTGCGGCACGTAGTTGGTCCCCACGTCAAAGCGTGGAATCCCGTTACGGTCCAGGGCCGCGAGCACATCCGCCTCGGAAAAGCCGTACAGGTACGCCAGATCCCGGGCCGATCCACCAGCTGCTTTGAACTCGTTGGCAAGGCCCGAGAAATCCCCCGTGCCGTCGTACTTGTGGAACGTGGACGAGAGGCCATCGAGCTTCTTCGAGTAGTCGGCATCTGCGTATTCATAGATAACCGTGCCACCACCCAGGATCGCTGTGGGCGTCTTGTATTTGCCGCTGTTGGCGGGTTCAAACCCGCCACCGCCTCCACTCCCCCAGCTCGGGGTCGGCGTCTTGCCGCCACTGCCGCCGCCAGCCCCAGATCCTGCAGGGCTGTCAGGAAACAGCAGCGCTTCAAGCGCCTTGATCGCGGCTTCCACACTCAACGTGGCATCGATGTGCTTTTCGTTGCCCTCAATCAGCTCGCGCCAGTAGATCAGCGTCTTATCCAGGCGCTCAAGCTGCTCTTGCGAGTTCTTGAGCAGCCGTTCCTCCTGGCTCAACTGGGCATCGCCCTGCTCTGCCAGGTCAGCGAGCTGGCCCGCCAGCACAAGCGCATCGCGGTCTTTTTCAAACTGCGTGGCATATGCGCGGGAGTTGATGCCGCTGCGGGCGGCGCTGATAGCGTCACTCAAATCACTGTAGTCAGTGATCTTGCGACCCGCGCGCATGCCCTCCAAAGCCTCTTCGATGTAGACCATTCCCCGTGCTGCCAGCATTTGCTGTGTGGAGTCCACGGTGCCATACAGCTCCCGGGCATTGGATTTCAGCGTAGCCAGCACCGCAGACATGCTGCTGATGGCCGACTGCGCAGCCGAGGCGATGGCGCTCCAGTAGTCCTGTTCACGCTGCACAGCGGCTTCAAAGTTCGCCATTGCGGCGTCCTTGGCCTTCTGCCGAGATTCGGCCAGCGCCTTCGCTGCGTCGTCCGCTGCTGCCTTTGCCGCATCGGCCGCCGTCTCCGCAGCTTTCTGGGCATAGTCCGCCGCAACACCAAACATCTGGGCCAGAGCCAAAAGCTTGGCCGCAAGCTCTGTATTGCCTGACGCCAAAGCGTCTTCAATGAGCTTTCGGAACGCCTTCTTTGCGGCCTCGCCATCAGCTGGATCGATATCCACGCCCAAGGCCTTGAGCCCTTCTTTCACCTGGCGCTGCATGATCCCCGCCCTCTCCTCTTCCGAGTAGAAGCCGGAATAGAAAGCGTTGATGTTGTTGGACAGCGCCTCGATACCGCCCGAGAACTTCAGCAGCTCCGTCTGAGCCTTGGCCGTCAGATCCGCAAAGCCCACCAACGTGTCGGCCCACCCACGGAATGCAGCATCGATCATTGCGATGTTGCGCAATGCCTCGTTAAGACCTTCCACGGTGATGTCCTCACCCAGCGCATCGAATTCCTCGCGCATCCAGCCCGGGATATCGGCTTTTTTGAGCTGGTCGATGACTGCCCCGCCCATGTCCGCCATGTACTGCGCCCAGGCCTTCTGAGGATCTGTTCCCAGCACACCATCCCGTGCCGTGTAGTCCTTCAGGACTTCGCCGGTGATCTTGTCGATGATCTTGAAATAGCCGTAGCTATCCTCATCGCCGTGCTTTGGGTTTGTGGCAAAGCCAGCGACGATATCGATGTCCTTGGCGCTACCTCCAGCGTAGCCCGCCAGCGATTTATAGAGCTGCACCCAGGCATCAACGGATTGCCCAAGTTGCTTGCCCAGCTCCGGACTATTGCGCTTTGTGAGATCGTCATACCAATCGCCGCCGGCGCGCCCAAACAGCATCTCAGCGGCCTTGTCGTTGCCGACGCCTGTCGTGCTGTATGCAGCTCCCACATGGTTTGCACCACGCGAGCCGAATGCCTTGTCCAGCAGACCGCCAATCCAGTTGCCAATGAACGCGCCGATAGGGCCACCAAACCACTGACCAACCGCCGTACCAAGGCCAGCGCCCCACTTGCCGTCGGCGATGTTCAAGATCGCGCTGACGTAGCTGAATGCGGCGCCGGCCTTGTTGATGATCCCGGAATACTTCGTGAGCATGTCGCCGAAATCGATCAGCGAGCTGCCCACCTTCTCCAAGCCCAAGTTGTAGAGCTTGCCGCCGGCGTTGTTGACCAGGTTGCCCAGGCCCAGGCCGAAGTCCTTCATCATCGATGAGGTGCCCAGCCGGTACATGGTGGAGAGGTTGCCCAACCCTACGCCAGAACCGCCGCCCGAGCCACCGCTGGGTCCCATGCCGAGCATGGACAGCACAGTAGAGGCGATATCCCCGGCGATGGGCGCCACGATGGCCTGAATCACGGGCCGCAGCACCAGGGAGCGGAACAGGCCCTCGATGTACTCGGCGCCGTTCTTGCCGCCCGCCATCAGCGCATCACTGAGCGACTGGCTGGCCTGGTCGTAGGCCTTGTTCCATTCATCGTTATAGGCCTTGGTCTGGGCGCTGGCCATTCGCTGATAGGAGACCACGCGCGCACGGTCAATCAGCTCATCTTTTTGCGCAGTGGTCGCATCCAGCCGCTCTATCTCCGCGATCTTGCGCTTGAGCTCCAGCTCGGCATCGTATTGGGCCAAGGCAACGGCACGCGCCTGATTGCTCATGCCGATGAGGCCTGCCTCCAGCTGCAGGCGCTCGAAGTCCTCTTTCGCCGACTTCTCGTAAGCGTCCATGGCCTGGCGCGCCGATTCCAAGGCCTTGGAGCGCTTGAGGTAGTCCTCCGTGACCTGTTTTTCAATGTCCAGCTGCTGCTGGTAGAGCGCGACGTTTTCCTTGGCCTGCGCCTTGTCCTTTTCCTGCTGCTTCCAGACCGCAATGCGCCCGCGCAGATCCGCCTCATGCGCGGCCGACAGCTTGATCTTTCCTTCCTTCAGATCGGCATTGAGCTTGATCTCGGCCTTTTGGGCGTCGTTGAGCTTGCCGGACTGGGTGACTTCCGCTTTGTTGGCATCAATCTTGGCTTGGATCGAGGCCGCAAGTTCTGCATAGGCAGACTGCTCTTTCTTGGCGCCGTCGCCGCGCGTCTTGCTCAGCGACTTGATCTTTTCGTTGATGCCGTTGATGCGGGTCTGCAGCTCATCCGCTTCCTTGGAATCGCCGCGCCCCTCATCGCGCAGTCGCTGCTGCTGCGTCTGCAGCCTGCCAAGGGTCTTGTTCAGGTCCTCAACGGCATCCTTTTTCCCCTTAAATGCCTTGGTGGTGTCCAGCAGCTCGGACAGCTCCTGGTCGGCCGTGGACTTCGCAACTGTCGTTCCCCAGCCGCCTGAGGCGCCGCCCGTGTTGTCGCCCCAGCCACCAGTCGCACCGCCAGTGAAAGCGGGCTTCGGAGTGTTGTCGCCGACGATGGCCCTGTAGACCATGCCATTGAGACCACCCTTGAACGACTGCTCCATCCAGTCAGGCAACTTGGCGCGGTTGAGCCAGCCCACCAGTTCAGCAAAGCGGTTTACCAGACCTGCGACAAGATCATTGGCCGCCGTCAGTGTTCCCGCGTTGGCCACGTTCGCCATGGCCTGGTCCCAGGCATCGCCAAAGTTCTTTGTGGCGGTCTGTAGCGGCGTGAGACTTTTGTCCGCAAGGTCCTTGAGCCGGGTGCCCAAGGCATCGAGCACCACCCCCTGAGCGCCAGCTTTGTCACCGGCCTCCACCATGGCTTCGATGGCCACCAGTTGGGACACGGTGAGGAAATTGAATGCCTCATCCAGGACACGCGCCCCCTTGGCAGGCTCCTCCATCGCCTTGGCCAATTCCTTGGCGGCGCCGGCGGCATCCTGGCCAGTGGCGGCCGCAAAGTCTGCCGACAGCAATGCAATCTTCTGCAGCGCCTCACCGCCCAGGGTTCGCACCTGCACCAGGTCCGCGATGATGGCCGAGGCCATGCTTTTGCTGATCCCCGGCAGCTCGATCATTTCCTTCTTGAGCTGCTTGATGGCATCGGAGTTCAGGAAACCCGCGCGACCTGTCGCTTCCAGCTGCGCCATCAAGGCCATGTTGGTGCGCAGCGTGCTCTCCGTATACGCCATGGCTGCGCCAAAGCCCACGGCTGCAGCAGCAACAACGGTATAGGGATTGACCAAGCCCAGCAGAGTGCTCCCCAAAGCCTTGCCGGCCGCAGCAAAGCCGCCGAACATGTCACGCATCTGCAGACCCTGCTGGAGGGCGACAGTCATGACCGGCATGCCGCCCTGCAGGCTAACTACGATGTCACTGATCTGAGCCGGCACCCCACGCATTGCGGCGGAGGTCGCCCGCGCAGACATTCCCACCGTCTTAAACGATTCCTCAGCCTGTTTTTCAAACAGGCGCATCTGCTGCAGGTACGGACCAAGCGCTGCCATGTCGGCACCGCGCTGCTTGGCAATGGTCTCGTAATAGGCGGCAGTGCCCTTGCCACCGGCCTGCATGGCGGCCATCTCACGCTCCAGAGAGCTGATGATGCTGCGCGTGCTGCGATCAATGCTGCTCGCAGCCGTCTGGCTGCTCTTGCCCATCACCTCGAAAGCCGTACCAGCCTTGGCGCCGGCCTGGGCTGCCTCATCGCCCACGGCTTTGACATCCTGCTTGATCTCCGACAGGCCGGCCTTGGTGTTGTTGCGTACACCAAACTCAAGATTTGATTTGCGCGTGGTGTCTGTCATACGTACCGTCCGGGCAATAAAAAAGCCCCGCGGCACTGCCGAGGGGCTAAAAAAAAGAAAACCCGCCGTTGGCGGGTCAATCTATAAAATTAATTTCTCCAAAATTACCGTGTAGATTCCTTAAATACTCGAGTGGCCTCTGCTCGCCCTGGATCTCGGTCGAGTGTTTTATGAGTACCAACTCGAAGCAAAAACGCCACACCTTCTTCAATCTTAAAACTCATTTTATACGATTTGTTTGAGGTCACATCCATCGTATAAATAGCGGGCCGCTCTCCCCTATTGGTAACCGAATGCGGCCTTCGCGATACTGGCAGAGGATCTTTATTAAAATCCAGCAGACATTCCAATACTTTCTTTTGAATATCTGCGGATAATGCATCAAAATCCTTTTGGAATTTTGGCATTGGGTAAAATTTAAGATTTCCGCGCATAACCATGGCTACGGCTTGTTCTTAAGGAAAGAAACAACCGCATCCACGCTATCAAAAACTTGACCACCATTAATAGGTGTATCAAGCTCAGCCTGTGCATTCATTACATTCCAACGAACACTCTCTGAATACTCGAACACATGCTCAATCGCGCAAAAAACTTTCTCTGCAGCCTCTTTTACAACCGGGCTTACAACAGGATCCATGGATTTCGAAATTGTTTCCAGTTGATTTTTTAGCGCAGACTGCAATATCTCCACACCATTCAATATTGCATCTAGTTGATTCTCAGTGTACGAGAAGTCATGATCAAACCTTGGGAGTTTTAGATTGATCATTATGTTTGCAATCGCCTTCAGGTTAGCTTGCTGTGAAGCGTCGTAAGCAAGCGACATGCGTGCCACGGAGTCAGTCACCTCTCCGCCCAAGTCCTGCAACTTAGGCTCTTCAATGACGCGATTAAGCGCGTGATGATCTTCGGGGCAAATTGTTAACAAAGCTTCCATGGCCTTAGTATTTTGCCCCAAGACTCACTTGGCACAAATATCACCCCCGCAGCACCCCCTTGATGTGAGCCGCCAGCCTCTTCGCCTGCTCTCCATCCTCTGGCCGCACGATCTCGGGCGATGGACAGGCATCGCTTTTGGACAGCCGGTATTGCTCCAGGTAGGCGCCCGACAGGCTGCGCAGCAACTGCAGCTCATGAGGGCGAAATGGGCACCGTGTGGCCTGCTGCCAGGCGGCTATCTCCGGCCAGGAGATGGGCGCCAGGTCCATGCCCGCATAGGAGACCGGCCCCACCTCCATCAACGCCGTGATGATGTGAAAGCCGTCCTCCAGTTCTGGCAACGGCAGCTCGGCATCCTCTCCCATGCGCTGCGCCCTGCTATGGCGCGGGGCGTCATCACTGGAGCCCTTAGGCGGATCGACGGGCGCCTGCAGCCAGGCCAGCTGCTTTACGTAGCCTCGGAGCTGGATGCCGAGGTCGCGCCAAAGTTTCCCAGGCTGTCGGACTCCTCAATGATCTGCACGGCCCAGTGCGGATTGCGTTTGAGTGCGGCGCGCAGTTGGTCGGCGCTGAAGGGTTGGCGGACGCCCTCCCAGCCAGCGACACGCACCACGGCGCCCTCAATGTTCTGGGCCTCCATCTCGTCGATGGTCTTGGCCTTGGGGGCCTTGCCCCGGCGCTGGGCCGCGCGCTGCTCATTGAGGAATTTTTCCGCAACGCCGGAGTTCCAGGCGACCACCTCGGGCGCGAACGTGCCGCGCACGATGAGGGTGATGCCGGTGGACGATCCGTCCGGGTTGCGCAGCACAAACTTGTGGCCTGCCTCGCAGGCGCTCACCAGGTCGAAGGCGGTGATGTCCACGAGTTCGGCAGCAGCGACGGCGGCGGACGTGGCCACGGCCACGGCTTGGGTGATGGATTTGGTCATGGTGATCTTTCAGCGGAAGAAATGGAAATGCCCGCGCCCGACTGCCCGCCTCCGCTGAGAGACGAAACAGCCGGGCCGGTGCTGGGGTGGCCCGAGGGCCGAAGGAGAAAGGGTCAGGGGCCGACAGGCGCGGGCACTTCGATGATGCCGACGCCATCCTTGGAGGTGGTCAGCTCCAGACCGACGCTGGCCGAGTACATGCTGTCCACGCTTTCGGTGGACTTGGACCAGCTGGTCACAAGGCCCGTGAAGTAGTCGATGGAGCCATCTTGGTACTCCACCTCGAAGGCATAGGCGGCATCGGAGTTGAGGGCAGCCTTGACGATGATCTGCCCCGGGTCTGCAGCGTCCACAGCGAGCTGGATGGTCTTCTGCCCTTCGTTGAAGGAGCCCTTGTACTTACGGGTGCCGCGCGTGTCGATAGGGTTGTGATTGACCACCTGATAGGTGCGGCCGTGGCTGCCGCCGTTGGTGATCTCTCCAATCTTGGAGAAATTCAAAGCCGCATAGCCATCCTTGTCGTAGGTGGCGGGCAGTGCTGCAGAAATGCCGATCTTGGTCCCGGCAACGGTTTGTGCGCCCATGGCGTTTTCCTTTCGGACGTAAAAAAGCCCGCTGCTGCGGGCCGGGGTTGAGAAAGTGTTGGGCGCTATCGGCGCGCCCAGATTGAAAAGCTCTGCTGCATGCCGTAGATCACGGCATCGCTGCCGCCGTCATCGAACATGTCCAGAGGTTCATCCAGCGGCGTGCACTGGATGGCATCGGAGGCCGTCAATGCGCCCTCGATCTGGCGGATCAGCGCTGTGGCCTTCGCGGGCGTTTCATCCCAGACAGTGATGCTGACGCGACCATTGCGCAGATTGCCTGTTGGGCGCTTGTCGATATTGCGCATCGCACGGCCGCCAACGCGCTGCCATATCACGTAGGGCATCTTGGTACCCCATGGGGCGACCACTGGCAAAGACCTCGGACACAGCGCCGTCAGGATGGCCACAAGGGCGGGTTCATAGCTCATGTCACTTTACCTGGTCATAGCGCTTTTGCAGCTCCAGATTCGCAGCCTCAACGGCTTTGGACATGGAGTCTTCTGCGCGAGCGACAAAGAAATATCCCAGCCGGTGGACAGGACCGCCAGGCCGTGGCACGTAGTACGCATCTTTCTCGGCCTGCGTGGCGCGGCGCTTCGGCCGGGGCTTTCCCTGGGCCTCGGGCCGCACCCGCGTGACCCACTTGCCACCCTTGGCGATGGTCACGGCGTAGCGCTGTACCCACCCCCTCTCCAGCAGATGGCCGTGGGGCGCTTTCCTGGCGTTCCAGCTGACGTGGTACTGCGCCTGCACGCCATCAATGGAGTGCTCAGGAGAAAACGCCTGGTAGACCGCACGGCCCAGGTTGCCGGTCACGCTGCCTATGGTGCTGACGTTGACCTTGACCGCCTCGTAGAGCACCTGCGCGCCAGCCTGCGCAGCGGGGCGCACGGCCTGGTCGGCAGCTTCGCCCAGCGCATCCAGGAAATCACCCAGGGCCTCAGTGTCAGCACGGATGGTGAAAGAGTTGGCTCCATTCCCCATTGCCGTACCTCACTGGATGAGCTTGCATGCCAGGTCGAGCCAGCGCCGGGTCGAGTCAGGCAGTGGCGCCTCGATGTCGTAGACCTGGCCGGCATGCACAACGCGCATGCCGGCGTTGATGCCAGCGCGCCAGCGCATGCGGATGGAGACACGCACCGTGGACACCTCGGCGCCTGCCCGAATGGTTTCGCTGCCGGACATGTGCCGGATGTTGGCCCAGACCTTCGCCACCTCAACCCATGCGATGGCGCCAGGCGCGGGCGTATTCCACTCGTCTTTGCCCTGGCTGTGCTGCTGGATGGATATCTGCTTGTTCAAGGTTCCTGCTCTCAGCATGGCTCACCTCAAAACCGCGTGGGCACGACAATCTCGGCCAGCATGTGGCCGAGGAATTTCAGGGGCAGATCCGTGACGGTGCCGCCAACGATCAGCGATTCGCGCTGCTGGTACAGCGTGCCGGCCTGCAGCAGCAGCCACGTCTTGACCGCTGGGTAGGCTTCCAGATCCACGCCCGCCAGGTACTGCACGCGCAAGGCGCCTGCAGGCCGGCCGCCGGGGAACTCCAGCCAGGCCACGCGCTGATCCTGGCCCAGCTCGTAGTCGGTGAAAGGCTCAGGCGCCGCACCGGCACGCAGGATCTGCACGCTGGTGATGCTCTTGACCTGGCCGACGTCAAGCACGCCATCGGCACGCTCTGCAGCAGTCCAGTCCTCCTGGTACTGCGCTTCGCGGATGGCGGCGCCCGTCTCGGACTCGCACATCTGCGTGACGGCTGGGACGATGACGCCCTCCACCAGCTCGCGCTGCAGGTCATCGACATGCTCACGGCACCACTGAGCGACCAGCTCCGCAGTCAGCACCGGGTCGCCGGTGTAGCTCAAGCGGCGCGCCATGGTCAGGGCCTGGCGTTGTCGTCGGAGTCGGCCCCCTTGGCGGGGTCATCCGGGGGCGGGGGCGGGGTTTCAGCCTTCTTGCCGCCCTCGGCCTTAGTACGAGTACGGCGCCCGGCCTCTTCGCCCTCCTCCTCGACAATGCCGCGCTCGCGCAGGGCATCAGCGGTTTCCTTGTCGAATCCGGCGGTCTCGCCCTTGTTGTAGCCGCGCCAGGGCTTTGCGAAGACCACGGCGACGGGTTTCTGCTTGCTCATATCGATGTCCTCTCAATGGTTCGGTGATCAGTGCAGGCCGCCCGGCTGTGCCGAGCGGTTGGCGGTCAGGCCAGCATGTCCTTGCCCCACTTGACGCCGACGCCCACGGCGATGGACTCCACATGGCGCGGGCCGAAGTCGTTGTGGGTGATGACGCGGACCAGGGTTTGATCGCGCTGGAATGCGCTGATGGTTTCGCCGCTGCCGTCCTTGTAGGAGGCCTCGGTGCTGTACGCGAGGACCATTTCGCCGGTCTCACCGATGTAGCAGTCCGAGTAGTCACCGAAGTAAATTTCGGACTCGTCGCCGCCGGCACCCAGGTTGACCGGGATCTGCGTGGACAGCTTGAACGGGTAGCCCTTGAGCTTGCCCTGCTCGATCTCGGGATATGCCTTGTTGCCGTTTCCATCGCGCAGGGCCTGCAGGAAACGGATGCTGCGCGGGCTCATGATCCAGCCGCTGGCCGCCAGGTTGGCATTGGACATTTCCACACGCAGCATCAGGCCGCCCAGGAATGCGTCCAGCTCGGCCAGCGACGTGCCAGCAGGCGCTGTGACGATGTTGAAGGCCGGAGCCCAGTAGCGCAGGCCCTTCGGGGTGGCACCGCCGTTCCCGTTGGAACGAATAAAGGTTATGTCTTCATACAGGCCCGTGCTGGTGAACAGGTCAGCAACCACGATGTCATCGACTTGAGGGCTGACACCTGAGAACTTCAGCAAGTCATTGCTGATGGGCACCAAGGCTGCCAGCTTCTTGGACTGCAGCTTCAGGTCATCGAACACCATGCCGGTGACGTTGATGTCCGTGTCCATGCCGATATAGCCCACGGTGGTGTTGCCCTTGATGCGCGGCAGGCTCATGTTGCCGTTGACCAGGGGCAGCGGACGGGCGCCGAAGCTGCGCAGGATGGAAGTGGGCCGCAGAGACTCGATGACCTCGCGCGCCATGTTGGCAGGGACCAGAACACCACCGGCGCCGGGGCTGGTGGTGGACAGTGCCATCACCACATCCTCGCCCATGCCGCTGGAGCGGGCCAGCTCGGCAGCCTGCATCTGGTTGCCGCCGGCGGCAGCGATCATGCGGGCCATCTGGGCCACGCGCGTGCCGGCCTGTGCGTTGTCCGTCACGGTGATGTGGGCAGGACGATTGCCGGGGGGGCCGTTGATGCCTGCGGCCGATTCGTTCACGGGCACAGCCGCGGCTGCAGCTGCACGCTCGGCCGATTCAGCGCGGGCGATCTTCGCGGACAGGTCCGCAATCTGCTGCTCCAGCTGCGCGAATTCCTGCAGCTCTTCGGCCGACAGCGTGGCGCCGCCGGATTCCTTGGTGGCGAGGGCCTGCAGCTTGGTGTTCGCCTCGGCGCGTTCGCTGCGGAGTTTGGTGACAAGGGACATGGTTTTTCCTTGGACAAAAAAAAGCCCGCCGAAGCGGGCCGGGACTGCCGCGAACGCGGTCAGAGGGCGGCCTGCACAGCGGCCGCC